ACGCACGCGCAGACGGTTGCGACGTTCTCGGCACCGCTGCGACCGCCGTAGTAGGGCGCGCTTAAGAACGAGCCAGCGAAGGCTCCGCCGTTGCTGGCGTCGCGGCGTTCCTTCGGCGGTAACGCGGCGGAACCGCCGAGCCATCGCGCTATGCGTTCACGAAGTGCCATCGAGGTCCTCGTCGTCCTGGCGGTCGCGCTTGCGATAGGCGATCTCATCCTCGATGCGGATCATGCGCGCCCACAGCTCGCGGATGATCTCTCGAAGCTCGTCGAGCGTCTCGGCTTCACGCAACGCGACGGGCGGGCGGCGGATCAGCATGTTAACTGTGCGCCAATTGGCGCACTCTTATTTGAAGCGCCAGGGCGGGTCGGCATAGATCACGCTGTAAAGCTGGCTTCCGAGTTCCCTTGATGCGTCTTCGGTCGCTTTGGCCAGTGCGGCTTCACGTTCGGCCCGTGCGGTGCGCTTAGCCTCGATCTTCGCTGATACTTTATGACCGCTGACAACCTTCGCGATGATCGCGTTCTGCTGATCGACGGGAAGCTTCGCGAGCGCGTCAAGTTCCTCACCTTGATCGAGCGAGGTGTCCACACAGTCGGCGATCTGCGGAATATGCTTCGCGCGGGTCGCCTCGCGCTGGACCTTGCGTTCACTCTCACCTGTCTTTGCTGCCGTGTCCTTCGTGAAACGCTTCAAGTCGCCAATTTGGCGACTTGATTTCCGATCACCACATCGCCACGCCACGACCAGCCGACCCGCCTGCTGACCAGACGGAAGTGTGGGTGCGTCACTTGGCGCACCCTGGCCACCAGCACCGTTGATCTGCTCGGTTCTTTTTTCGCCGGGTGCGTCATTTGACGCATTAATATCGCGATCAACCGTAGCGACCGCCGCGTCATCGCGCGCGCGACGCTCGACAGGTTCCGGGCCAATTGGCCCGGATGCTGTCCGGCCCCGACCTGCTTTCTTTGCGCATGTATATACGCGCCACGTCGCGCTTGCGGGCAAAGATACGGACCGGCGGGGTCTAACGCGGCCAGAGACCGCGTCGGTTCTCTCCCAGTAGCCGCGAAAGCGCCCCTCAGTGAGGTTTTTGGTGATTATGCCATCTGGCATATTCTCTTGAAACGCCATGAAGCGACCGAATAGAAGGCGACGTGCGACCCACGATTGCGCCTTCCCTTCCTTCGCGGCGAGCTGTTCCTGGGTCATTACAGCGCCTCGACCAAGCGGCGACGGCGCGCGGCGGAAACTGTAACCGCGCCGGTTACCATTTTCTGACGTCCCCCCCTCGCCATCACTGACGTGCCGCCATACGCCGGGAACGCGTGAACGACGGACACTTCGACGAGCTGTACCGAGCGAAGCTCGCGGGTCCGCTGATCCGTCCAGTGATCGGCGAGCGTGCGAAAGCCGAAGCTCATGCCTCCGAGATCGCCGCGCTCCGCCATTGCGAGGACGTCGTTGCCGAGTGTCGTCGGCGGGACGTCGACCTCGAACGCGAGACCGCGCGCGTCCTCCGCGAGCCGTAGCGTGCCCGACGCGGTGCGACCGAGAAGCTTCGACGCGTCGTGATCGACGAGGGCGAGGACGTCGTCGCGCTTGCCCAGCGTGTCGGCGAACGCTCCGGCGCGGATCGTCTCGACGAACCTACCGTCGATCTCGGCTGGCGTGCCGAAGCTCGCCGCGTAGCCGACGAGGCGACGGCCTTGCGCGCGGACTGCGGTCGCGAGCGCGCGGCGTTCGATCATCCTAACGTTAGGATGAGGCCCGCTCACGTCAGCGGGCACCATGCGAAGCTTTCCGGATGGCGGAGCGCGATGTCGAGCGTCATCGCACCGCGCAGTTGCACGTTGCCGGCGCTGAACGCTGCGTCAGCGTAAGGATTTACAAGTAGGTCGATCTCGCTCCAAAAACCGATGACGAGGTCGTTCCAATTGCCAAAGATCAGCGGCTTCGTGTTGGTCGCGTCTTTCGCGAGATTGGTGAAGCCGAACGGATAGCCCTGGCCGAGCACGTCGAGACCGTAGGGCCGATTGTAGGCGTCCATGAGCTTCAGCAGTTCCTGCCGCACCGCGAAGTTGGCAGACCAGCCCAGGCTGCCAGCGAGCGCGTTCAAGTTGGCCGGTGCGCTGATGATGTCCACCATCAGACCGTATGTCGGCGCGGCTCCGGTGATCGCGGTAACGCCGGGTGTGTAGATGATGCCCTGCGGCTCGACTGCCGATCCGGTCGGGCCGACAAGTGCCGCGTTGTCCACCGCACGCGCCAACACCTGCGCCAGGTCGTCACGGATGATCGCCTCGATGTCCGGCGTTGACTGCTGAAGCATGTTTCGACTTACGGTCAAAATGGCGCCGGCATGGTGCGGACGGAGCGAGACGCGATTGAAGGTCTCGTCGCTCGTCGGGATCGCGGAGTTCTCGGCGAACCATCCGTAAGTCGTTGCGCCACTGAGACGCGGCAGATCGAGGTTGGCGCGGAGATCGGAGAGCACGCGCGCACCGAGACCGCGAACGACCATCGCGGGACGAAGCACGTCGATGTAGTTCGTCGCATCGAGGTCAAGCGCTATCAGGTTCGATCCGGGTCCTCCGGCTGGCGTGGTCGACGAGATTACGCGCTGTTCGAGACGCGGACGGATCGCGTTCCGCATCGGTCCGTTAAGGCTCAAAGCGCGCGTCGGGATCGGGATGCCTTCGAAGTTCCGGCCCGACCGGCGCGCCAGCTCCGCCGAGGTCTCGCGCTCGCGACCGGCGTCGACGCCGGGGATCTGGCACTGCGCGGCGATCGCGCGGGTGATCGAGAACTCGCAGCACGCGCGGTCCCACTGGACGTCACCGGACCCTCCGATCGGGTTCGCGCTGGCGCGGCGGTCGAGATCGTCGATCGTCGCCTGTCGCGTAATCCGGCTGTCGATCTCGTCGAGCAGCGCCTTGAGCTGGGTAAAGAGCGCCTGAAGCTCCGCGCTGCCGTCGCCTTCCTCGTCCATCGCGTCGGAGGCCTGCCGGATCGCGGTGCGTACCTGATCGCGGACTTCGAGCATTTGCGGGAGACGGCGCGCGGTGCGGAACCGGGCGCGAAGCTCGTCGGGTGAAGCGCGGCTCGTGGTGGCGGTCGCCATGTCGTGTCCCTTTCAGTGCGACCGGCGCATCAACGCGGGTAGGACGACCCGCTCGCCCCACGCCGGTCGCGTCTCCTCGGGGGGCGATCTGTGCGTCCGGCGACGGCGATCGCGGCCCAGGTCGAGGGGCAATGCGGGTCGCGCGCGGGGCGCGTGCTGTTTCGGAGGATGGGCGACCCCGAGTTCTTGTTCTGAAGCGGGTCGCATGGCCGGTCCTGGCGGCTAGTCCCTGACAATTCGGTGAAATCACCGAATTTATGACGGGGAGGTCCGCAGTCCGTTGCGACGGATTGTGCCAGCGAGGGGGCGGAGCGCGCAAGATCGTGTCGCGTGCCCGTGGCAATCCGCTACTGCTTGCGAAAGCGAAATCGTGTCCCCTGTGGCGCACGATTCCACGTTCGCAAGATCGTGTGCGCGTGCCCGTGGCGGGCCCAGGAGCGCGCTACGCGGCGTCGAGGTCCGGCGGCTGGCTTCCTACGTCCGGCTCGTCCGACGGCCCTCCTGGCGCCTCCTGGCGGGGGGGGGGAAGTCGCTCGGCGAGCGGAGGCTAGTCTCGACGCCAGCCCATCTTATCGAGCGCCGCCGCCTCGCGTTCTTCCTGCGGAAGCTCCGCCTCCGTCTTGATCTCCGGCAGCGCGAGGAACGTGTCCCAGATCGAGGGACCCGCCGGAGCGGTCCGGTCCGGACGCGGCCCGTGGCGGCTTTTGCGCCAGGTTCCGTGGATCAGATGAAGGGCGGTCGGCTTCGGAGGTCTGCCACGCGGCATGGGTCATGCTCCCGACGAAGGTCCCGGACTTTCCGGGATTTTCCGAATTATGGCTCCGAAAGAAATCCACGGGGGCGCGGTCAACGCTGATCGCGGTTTTTGCGATGCAGAACGGGAGGGTGATTCATCGCCGCTGCCCGCGTCCCTGTGCGTCGTTCAACCACGCCCTGAACGAGATGAACGTCTCGTCGGCGAACTCGCGACCGTCACCGGCTCGCCAGAGCATGACGGCGCGGTCGTCCTTCCAGGCGGTCAGCGTGATCGCGTGGTCGTTCCAGAGCGCGATGTGAACCGTGATCATGTCGCGGTCTTCGGCGACGATGTGCCAGCGCGCGGCCATGGTTTGGTCTGCCATGCGGGCATGGTAGCGCGGTCCGGCATCATTGGACCCGGTTGATCTCGACCACCATCGGCCAGCGCGCGACGCGCCATGTGTCGGCGATCGAGGCGCTAATCACGTCGAGGTCCTCGATCATGGCGCGGCAGAGATCGCCCAGCATCAACCCGACCGCGAGCGTGTAAAGCGACACGGCGGTATCGGTGTCCTTCGGCGCGAGCTTCTCGACGATCGCGGCCATGATCTCGCCGCGCACCGGCTGAACGATCTCGGCCAGGATGGCGAGCTTTCCGGCGTTCATGGGAAGCGGTTCTTCGAGCACGAGCCGCTTGCACTGTTCGAGGCTGTCCCTTGCGGTCGCGGTGATCTCGGCGATCAAGCGCGGCGCGTCCTGCGGGAAGGCGGCGACGATGGTGTCGATCACGCGTCGGGCGCGGTCGACGAGGGCTTGCTGATTGGGCGAGTCGGGCATGGGGGCCTCCGTAGCGGCGTTAACAGATCGAGCGCGCGTTCCTCCGGAGCTTGGCGATCTCGCGCGGATCGGCGGCGAGTTCGGAGATGACCTCCGGCAGCGACGCCGGTAGGATCGCGGCGGGCCGCCGTGGTCTCGCAATACCTCGAATAGTTCTGAGCTCGTTATAATCATCAAGCTGCTGGATAGGCCCCCGGCTCATCACCGGGGGCTTTTCTGTAGCGGCCCCATCCAGGGAGCGGATGCCGGACTGCCACGCAGGCCCCGCCTTCGGCGTCTCAGACTGTCTCATCAATCTTTTAATCGGGTCCTGGGTTTTGGGGACCTTTTTGGGGCGCCTGCAAATGGGGTCCGATAATTCCTCTTCTCGCGCCGGCTTCGGCGTCCTGGCGGCGGCTCCGATCACGTAGAGCGGCTCCGCGAGCGAGGGCAGCGGCGGGAGCGTCGGGCGTCCGCGCGGGATCGAGGCGACGTCCGGGCGCTGTCCGTCGCGGTTCGTGCGCGCGTGGTCGCGGTGTCGAGCGGTCATGCGGCGACGTTCTCGCGGATAACGGGCGGCGACCTTACCGGAGCGGACCAGATCACGAAGGAATCGCCGCCGTATTCGCGGAACAACCACGGCATCGTGCAATAGGTCGCGACGAAGGTCGCGCCATTGTTGTGTTGCTTGAAAGCGATTGCCCGCGCGCCGCCGGAGCGGTCGCCAGAGGGCCGCAGCATTGCCGTGATGAACGGGCCTTGGTTGATGTCGCCTTCCCAGCCCAGCCGGCTTGCGAGATAGCAGGCCTCGGCGAACTCCCGAACGTCGCACTCGTCCTCGGGAACGTATTCGGTCCAGTCGTCCCAGTCATCGATCGGTCCCAGGCAGTGAACGATCATGGCTTCTCCCTCATGCGGCTTTCCTGTGCGTCAATTCGGACGTCCGACGATAGGTTGCGCGGTCAAGACCTCTGTGAAAATCCGGTCTACTCGCTTTTGAAGACGCCGATACTTCGCCGACGAGCGTGCGATCAGTTCATGGTTGACGATCTTCGTCCCTGCGGGCGGCGGCTCGCATGACGCGCAAAGCATTTCGACGAGGGGCAGCGCGTCCGGCGGTTGCGAGTGACGCGCCCAGATCATGAACCCGCCGCAGGTCGCGCATCCGCCTTCGTCGTCGGACGCTCGCCAAGAAACATCCCGCACAGGCTTGCTCATGGCTTCGGCTCCCGAGGCGGCTCGTATTTCGCGCGGACCTTGGCGAGTAGATCGACGTCTCCTCCGATGTCACCGAACGCGGCGAGTTGCGCGTCGCGGCTTGTGGCGCTGATCACGAACGAAGCGTCGTCGTCTTCGAGCTTGTCGGCGGCGATGGCGCGCCCCGCTGAACGCTGCCGCTGATCGTCTCGCGCGTTTGCTGACGCGCTGAGCGCGGCGACGGCCTGTGCTGCCGCTGCTGCGACGGCGGCGATCTCCTCTGGCGACGGTGCGGGTCGCGGCGCTTCCGGCGGCTTCGTCCTGGCGCACCGCTCGAGATCGCTAAGCCCGCGCCAGAGCGGACGGGCGACCGGCAGGAGATACGCCCTGATCTCCGCAACCCCTGGCAGGAACTTTTCCTGGCGGACGATCTGCCGCGCCACATCGCCGGTCCAACACTGCGGCGGGAGGTCGTCGCAGGAGAATGCCAGCGCTTCGATAAGCACGTCGGGGGCCAGTGGCCCCGGCCCAAGGAAGCGAACCAGCAAGCTGACGAAGCCATCAATCGCCTTCGTCGGCGCTGGCCCGGTAATGGCGCGGCGAACCGCGATCGCGTTCTCGCCGGCATCAGCGAGGTAGACCGGCTCCAGATCCTCATCGGCAGTCGCCGCAAGATCGAATCGGCGCTGAATGTGCGCTGGGAGCGTCGGCAGATGGCCGGGCGGGCGGAGAGGGACGATGTTGCTCATAGCGCCACCCCGACGATCGTGGCGTCATCCGCAACCCCGTATTTGGCGGCCATCCGGGCCAGGAAGGCCTCGCGCTCGCTGCGCCAGTCGCGCTTGGCGGGCGGCGCGTGGCGGCGATGGGCTCGGGGAAGCGTCGGCGACCCCAGGCATCGCGGCTGCCAGGACCGGACCACGCCCGGCCAGTCGGCGGAGGTCGCTCCCTTCCCCCGCGCCCAGTCCCCGATCAGTTGCTCGCCCTCGTCGCGGGTAAAGCCGCGATCCGCGAGCGCGGCGAGAAGCTCCGGCTCTGGCTCATCGGGCCAGGGCGTTTCGTCCGGTCCCGGCTCGATCCGGCGACCCGATGGCGGCGCGGGCCGCTCCGCCTCGATGCGGCTTTCTTCCTTCCCCCAAATTTCATCCGAGAGGGGAGCGGGTCGCGCGCGCTCGCGCGCGTCCTCCTCCTTCCGGTTATCTTCTCTTTCCGGTTCGTCCGCATCCGGTGCGGGGGTTGGCGCGGCTCCGACGCCGTCAAATGCGGGGGTTGGCGCGGACGCCCCCGCATCTGGTGCGGGGGTCCGTTGCTTCCGGCTGGCGCTGCGAATCGGGCGGGCGGCGGCTGTCCCCCAGGCGAAGTTCAGGATGTAGGCGTTGCGGCACCCAGGGCGGCGAAGGATCGCGATCGCTCCGGCGCGCTCCATCCAGCGGAGGTTGATCTCGACCGCGCGGATCCCGGCGTCGGCTTCGCGGGCGATCGTCGGGACGCTGGGATCGCACCGTCCCGAGTCGCCGTTATGGTGGTCGGCGAGGGTATAGGCGATCGCTTTGCGGATCGGGCTGCCGAAGCGGACGGTCCGCGCCCAGGTCATCGCTGAGAAGCTCATGGTCCGGCCCTCCGTCCGGCGGGTGATCGAGGCGATCGGCGCTTGCTGCGGCTCGAAGCGGTCCGGCAGACGATCCGGATGGACGAGTTCAGGCGACTGTCGGGCGACCCGGCGGAAAGTCCTGTGGGCGACCCGCCGGACGGGCAATGGATGACGCTGGCGGAACTCGCGGCGGCGCGCGGTGTCAGCAAGGCGACGGCGGCGAGACTGGTCCGGCGGAAGCGGTGGAGACGCCAGCCGGGCAACGACGGGCATGTCCGGGTATTCGTCCCGGAGGGCATGGACCAGCCCGCGCTGGAACGGCTTGCGGAGCGTCCGGCGGCGGACCCGGAGGGCGCGATAGCGGTCGCCCAGGCGGCGCTGGCGGCCCAGGCGCGCGCCGAGTCGCGGGCGGAGAAGGCGGAGTCGCGGGTGGCGGCGCTGGCGACGGAGGTCGCGGCGGAGCGTGCTAGGATAGCGAGCCTGGAAGCGACGCTCGCGGCGAGAGACGCGGAACTGGCGCGGCGAAAGCGCGGCTTCTGGGGGCGGTTCAGGCGATCGCGGCGGGAATAGTCCGTCCGGTTACGGACGTATGCGGACGCATTACGGACGCATGCGGACGCAAAAGACTTGCCGCGAACGACGAGTGATGCCACGTAGGACATGCGAAATCCCTTGGGAGAGGGGTTGAGCAACATTGCGAAATCCTTCTGTGAGAGGGGGGATTGAGCGAGCGAGTTCGACTAAGCGCCGCCCCTGGCACGGGCGGCGTTCGTCGTTTGGGGGATCGGTCATCTGGTCGTCATTGAACCTCCGTCTTTGCGGCGCTTTGGCGCGGCGGGGGGGAGGTCTGCCCGGAGAAGGCTCTTGCAGCGGCTCGATTCGCCGTGCTGAAAGTCCTTTCCGTCGAGTAGCTCCCCCGGCTCGTCAAAGCCGGTCTTCAGTTTCACCGCCCTCCGGGTGCCGATCCGGAGGGCGGTCTCGTTTTTGCGCGAACCCTCCGATTCGGTCGAGGGGCGTTTCAGTTCATCATCATCCCGTCCGGCTTGCCTGACCCATTCGTGACCGAAGGCTTCGCTCCGGGGGTGGGAAGATCGTCGCCGGTCCCGTCCTCGACGCCGAGCGGACGTCCTCCGGTCGCCTGGGCGACGAGGCGGTCGCCGTCCGGGTGCTGGTCCCATCCGAGTTCATGCCGGAGTTCGTTCGGCGTGATCACCCCCGACCTGACCAAGTTCACCCCGACCTGGGCGCGGGTCGCGTAGTCGCCGCGAAGCATTCCCGAGAGATCGAGTTCGAGGTGAAAGCGGTCCGGGTCGTTGAACACGACGCGGCGGAACTCGCCCTCGATCGCTTGGCACCACGGCAGCAACGTGTTTTGCGCGAAGTAGGAAGCTGCGGTCGCGGAGTTTGTGAAAGTCGAATACCGCCAGATCCCAACGAGAGGCGGAGGGACGCCGTAGAGGCGGGCGATCTCCTCCGCGGTGAACTGACGGCTGTCGAGGACCTCGCTGTCCTCTGCCGAGAGGCTCAACGGCGAAGCCTTGCCGCCTTCTTCGAGGACGACAGCGCGCCTCGCATTCGCGGGACCGGCCTGCACCATCGCCCACGACGACGCGATCCGATCCGACGCTTCCTTCGACAGCGAGTGCGGAAACTCGATCGCGACGTTTGGCGTGCCTTGGTTCGCCCACATGCACATGGCGAACTCTTGGATCGACAGCGCTTGCTGCAGGACCATCGGCGCGCGCTGCAGGCGGGACGAACCGAGGACGCCCGTGTCGCTGCGCTCGCGGAGATAGAACACCTCGTCGGCGAAGTAGCGGCGAGGAACGCCTGTGCCACCCCATGGGGCTATTGTGCGAAGGCAATCGAACGCGAGCTTCGCCGACGGTGCGAGCGGTCCCATCGCTGCCTCTGGTGAGGTCGGGACGAGGATCGGCTGCGCGTTCCACCAGGGGAGCGGGTTCAATGCCGTTGGTTGTCCGGCTCCATCATGCTCGATCGTCGCGAGCGAGTTTCCCCACAGCAGCACTTGACCCATGAAGAACCGGACGAAGTCGGGCCAGGACTGCAAATGATTCGGCTGTCGGATCAGGCGCGCGACGGGATGATCCGGACGCTCGCGTCGGTTTCCATCGGGCAGTTGCTCGTAAACGATCGCCGGAAGTGTCGCGATCGCGCTCGCGATCACGTCGACGCACGCGCAGACGGTTGCGACGTTCTCGGCACCGCTGCGACCGCCGTAGTAGGGCGCGCTTAAGAACGAGCCAGCGAAGGCTCCGCCGTTGCTGG